TCTGCCCGTATATCCCCGATGCAGTCCGAACCGATGCAAGATAGTCCTTTTAAGATTCGACCCAATCCAGTTCAATGACAGATAAACCCAAAAGAGTCCAACCCCTACGAGGGGCAACTGAACCGAGGGTTCACAGCCCACTTCTTAAGGGCAAGTCTAGAGCTGGTGAAGTTCTAGAAATGATTGAGCGCTTAAAGATGGATGAACTGATGCCTTATCAGAAGTTCGTTCTTAATCAGATGCTCATGGTCAATAAGAAGAATCAATACCGCATCAAAACTGCGCTGCTATTGATTTCAAGACAAAATGGCAAAAGTCATCTAGGCAGAGTCCGAATTATCTGGGGCATGTTCTATGGTGGCGAGAAAAAACTAATCATCATGTCCGCCAACCGCGCAACATCGCTAATGCTCTTTCGTGAGATTGCCTGGATCATAGAATCAACGCCTGAACTTAAAGCAATGACAAAGGCCATCCGCTACGCAAATGGTGGCGAGCGAATAGAGCTGCTCAATGGCTCAACGCTCGATGTCATATCCGATAACTCATCTAGCCCACGTGGAAGAACAGCAGACTTTCTTTGGATCGATGAAATACGTGAAATCTCAGAAGATGGCTACAAAGCAGCTGTGCCAGTGACTCGCGCACGTGCCAATGCACAGACATTCTTAACTAGCAACGCTGGCGATCACTTCAGTTCTGTCCTCAATGGCTTAGTCGAACGCGCTAAGGATTATCCGCCAGAAACTTTTGGCTATTACGAATACAGCGCTCCTCAGTATTGCAAAATTGACATTACTAGCGATTACTTTTGGAAGAGCGCTGTAGCACCGAGTAATCCAGCACTTGGCTACATAATTACAAAAGAATCGATTGAGGAAGCGATAGCGACCAACCCAATCGAGCAGACTCGCACAGAAACGCTCTGCCAATGGATTGACTCGTTGCAATCACCCTGGCCTCATGGAGTCTTGGAAGAAACGTCGGATAACACACTTGAAATGGCTGTAGGCGCTTATACAGTCTTTGCATTCGATGTTAGTCCATCAAGGCGCAACGGATCGCTGGTTGCAGGTCAATTATTGCCCGATGGTCGAATTGGTATTGGAATCCTAGAAACCTACAGCTCTCAAATGGCAATCGATGAATTGAAGATGGCAGCTAGCATCAAAGCCTGGTGCGACATCTATAAGCCGCGTTTAGTCTGCTTTGACAAATACGCCACACAGACGATTGCAGACAGACTTTCTCAGGCTGGTGTAATGACAGAGGATGTGTCAGGCCAACAGTTCTACAAAGCCTGTGGTGATTTATTAGAAGGCTTAGTAAATCATCGGGTGGTTCACAATGGACAGGCAGAATTGATCCAGCAGATGAATAACTGTGCAGCAAAGGTCAATGACTCTGCATGGCGAATCATTAAGAGAAAATCCGCTGGTGATATCTCAGCACCTATTGGCCTTGCGATGGTTGTTTCCAAGCTGATGCTTCCTGCTCCAAAGCCTCAAATTATTGCCTAGACACAACACACCCTAATTGTCAAATATTGGACAAAGTGTGCTAATATGTAAACATGGGTCGCATACTGCAAACATTCGGATTACAAACTAAACCAATCCTCGAAGCGCAGTCCGCCCCTCAAGTTTTAGGCGAGTATTCGCCGTATGCAATGCCGTTTCAATTTGCCTATGTTGGCAGAACAGAAGCTATCTCTATTCCAGCGTTACAAAGATGCCGCAACTTATTAGCCGGAACGATCGGCGCAATCCCACTCGAGTTGTATCGCAAATCTACAAATGAAGAGATTGGCTCACCATTATGGATGGAGCAACCTTCTTACTCACAGCCTCGATCAGTAACAATTGCCTGGACTGTTGATTCATTATTATTCTATGGACAAGCCTTTTGGAAAGTTGTTGAAGTCTACAACGAAGATGGTCGTCCATCACGATTTGAATGGATTGCTAATTCTCGCGTAACTGCAACACTTGATAAAGATAATGTTTTTGTTAAATCTTACGCAGTAGATGGAACAACATTACCGATGGATGGATTAGGTTCACTTATCACATTCCAGTCATTAGGCGATGGAATTCTCAACAGCGGCGCTTCAACAATCCGCGCTGCAATCGATGTACAGAAAGCCGCTGCTATTGCAGCAGGTACTCCAATGGCTACTGGCTACATCAAGAACAACGGAGCAGACCTTGATCCTAAAGAAGTACAAGGATTACTAGCTGCATGGAAGAACGCTCGCAATAATCGTTCAACTGCTTACTTGACTTCTACTCTTGAGTACACACCAGTTTCATTCTCGCCAAAAGAGATGATGTATAACGAAGCAATCCAAAATCTTGCTACTGAGATTGCTCGCCTTTGCAATGTACCGGCTTATTATGTCAGCGCGGAAATGAATAACAGTATGACGTACTCCAACGTGCAAGATGAGCGCAAGCAATTCCTAAGCCTATCTTTGCAACCATTCATTACAGCGATTGAAGATCGCCTATCTATGGATGACATTACTGCTCGCGGTCATGTGGTCAAGTTCGATATCGATAAAACATTCCTACGCACTGATCCACTTGCAGAACTTCTAGTAATTGAAAAATTGCTATCGCTTGGACTTATTACAACAGAACAAGCTATGGAAATGACAGACCTAACACCTAATGGAAGCAATGGTATGGAATGACACAAATCGTAACCCTTACAGCTGAACTCACAGCAGATTCCGCTAGCCGCACCATCTCTGGCAAGATTGTGCCATTGAACGTTGAGGCAGGTTCGACAAATTATGGCAAGGTAATCTTTGAGTCAGGATCAATCGAGATTCCAGAGCCTAAGTCAATCAAGCTGCTAAGCCAGCATGACGTTAAGCGCCCTTTAGGCCGCGCAGTAAGTTTCTCAGAATCAGATGATGCGATTAACGCAGTATTCTCTATAAGCCGTTCACAACGCGGTACAGAAGCGCTAATCCTTGCAGAAGAAGGATTGCAATCAGGACTCAGCATCGGTGCTGAAGTTCTAAAGTCCAAGATCAAGGATGGCGTGACTTATGTGTCCGCTGCTCGCTTGGTCGAAGTAAGTTTAGTAACAGAGCCAGCCTTTAAGTCTGCACAAGTTACTGATATAGCGGCGGAAGAATCTGCCGTAGAAGAAACAACCCAACCAACAGAAAGCGAGATAGCCAACGTGGAAAATACCACTCCAGCCGTCGAAGCAACACCAGTTGAAGCACCAGCGGTTGAAGCTGCTCGCCCAACTGTAACAGCAATGGCTTACACAAAGCCACGCATTGAAGTAACAGCTGCTAAGTATGCAGAGAACACAATCCGCGCAGCACTAGGTGATGAAGAAGCACGTCAATACCTACGCGCAGCAGCAGACACAACAGACAACGCAGGTCTAGTACCAACACGCCAATTGTCTGAAATCATCAACCCACTCGGAACAACAATCCGCCCATCAATCGATGCAATCTCTCGCGGAGTGCTTCCTGATGCAGGTATGACATTTGAAATCCCAAAGATTACACAGATGCCAACAGTTGCTATTGAGCCAGAAGGTGACGCATTCAGCGACACAGATCAGAACTCATCTTTCCTATCTGTAACAGTACAGAAGTATGCAGGACAACAGACATTCTCTGTTGAATTGCTAGATCGTACATCTCCAGCATTCTTTGATGAACTCGTTCGCAACATGGCTGCTGCATACGCAAAGGCAACAAACGCAGCAGTAAACGCAGCACTTATTTCAGGTGCTTCACTTGATGCGACAACAGTTGCAACATATCCAACAGCAGCAGAGCTTCTAGGAATTGTTGCACGCGGTTCAGCTTCTGTTTATGGAGCTACAGCAGGACTTCCAAATCCATTCGCTCGTAACATGATCGTATCAACAGGACAATGGTCAAACATCATGTCACTTAACGATTCAGGTCGCCCAATCTACACAGCATCACAGCCAATGAACGCAGGCGGTCAAGTAGCGCCTACATCACTCACAGGTAACGTTGCAGGACTCAACCTATACGTTGATCCAACAAACGGCGGAGATGGCGATGGAACAATCCTCGTCGTTAACCCAGATGCTTACACATGGTATGAGTCACCAACATATCGCCTACGTGCAGAATCAACAGCAGCAGGTCAAGTAACTATTGGTTACTACGGCTTCGGTGCAATCGCAACTAAGGTTGCTGCTGGTGCGTTCAAGAACAACAAGGCATAAGTAACACCCTAAGTCGCTGGGAGTGGGGCGCAGCCCTTGCTCCACTCCCAGTTTTTAGAAAGGATATGGAATGTCACTTTGCACAGTTGCAGAACTTCGCTCAGCACTAGGTGTTGGCTCGCTATACGCTGATGCCACCCTTCAACAAACTTGCGATGCAGCTGATGCCGTCATTCTTCCTATGCTATGGAGTCCTACTTATTTCACAGTAGCTCATGGCAACATTGTTGGCACAGGGACTCTTTATTTTAATGAGCCTGTCAAAGAAATCTTTTATGTTGGTCAAACTGTAACTATCGCCAATTCAGGTTCTTCTTATAACGGAAGCAAAGTGCTTACAGCCGTTGGCGATTACTTTATTAGCATGGCTACAAATCACAGCACAGTACAACCTAAACATGCTATTGCACCTTTTGGAACAGTTGCTTCAAGAACTTACACAGACTGGACAGCCGATTCAGCAGTGCAGGAAGCTGCACTAATGATTGCAGTAGATATTTGGCAGGCTCGTCAGGTATCTAACTCAGGCGGTGTATCGCCGGACTTTACTCCTAGCCCATATCGTATGGGCAACACTCTTCTGGCTAGAGTTCGTGGACTTATTGCTCACGCACTTGATCCGCGTTCGATGGTCGGATAATGCCAGTTGCTCTCACTACTCTTAGAACCACGATTGCGACAGCATTAGTCGATAACGCTAAGTGGCAAACCTTTGCTTTCCCACCAGCCACAGTTCTGGCTAACTCTGTAATCGTTTCGCCTTCTGATCCATATCTTGAGCCAAACAATAATCAACACAACACGATTGCTCCAACCGCTAATTTTAAGATAATCATCACAGTACCTTTGTTCGATAACGAAGGAAACCTCAATGGAATTGAAGATGCCTTAGTTGGCGTGTTCAACAAACTCGCAGCATCCACCTTGACCTATAATGTGGGAGCAGTAAGCCAGCCAAGCGTTCTGAACGCGGCATCTGGTGACTTGCTTACCTGTGAGATGTCACTATCCGTTCTAACCACCTGGAGTTAATATGTCCGAATGGGAACAAGAAAACGAAGCCTTCCTGAAGAAAATCGGGCAGGTTAGCACACCAGCACCAAAGCCAGCATCTACTAAGAAAGACGAGGAATAATCCTAATGGCTGTATTTCTAAATAACAATGTCGGCGTTAAGATTAACACTGTTGATCTTAGTGACCATGTAACAGCAGTTACAATCAACCGCGTATTCGATGAACTCGAAGTAACAGCGATGGGTGATAACTCACACAAGTTCGTAAAGGGCTTGGAAGCATCTACTGTAACAATCGACTTCCTTAATGACACAGCTTCTGCAAACGTTCTAGCAACGCTTCAGGCTGCATGGGGAACAACAGTAACTTGCGTATTCCTACAGACAAAAGGAACAGCAGTTTCTGCTACAAACCCACTTTACACAGTTTCATTGCTAGTCAATAACACAACAGACATCAATGGTGCTGTTGGCGATATTGGTACACAATCAATCACATTCACTGCAAACTCAACCATTGCAGTAGCCACAACAGGCACTTTCTAAACAACTAAACAAAGGGGCACAGCATGGCAAAGTTAAAAGTAACAAGGGCAGATGGATCAATTGGGGAATACCCAATAACTCCATTGGTGCAGTATGGTTTTGAGATTTACGCTAAGAAGGGCTTTCACAAAGCGTTCATCGAAGATCAGAAGCAAAGCGATATCTTCTGGCTTGCCTGGGAATGTATCCGCCGTTCGGGTGAAACTGTTAAGCCATTCGGAGAGCAATTCATTGAAACCTTGACAACAGTCGAGGTCTTAGATGATGACCCTTTGGCTTAGGGCGCGACTCGATCACCTATCTGATTGCTAAATTAAGTGTCAGACTCGGGATCGCGCCACAACAATTATTAGAGCTAGATGAAGTAATGCTAAAGAACCTAATCAAGGTTCTACAGGATGAAGCGAAGGAGATACAAAATGCCAGTAAACATCAAAGGCGCCGTTGAACTTCGCAAGGCACTTCGAAACTATGCTCCAGATTTAGCTAAAGAAACACAAAAGGAAATTGCTAATGTCCTTAAGCCTGTTGTAAAAGAAGCTAGAGGATTTGTTACAGGTTCGCCATTGAGTAACTGGGCGCGTGAAGGTGGCAAGTTTCCTGTATTTAACGCATCTATTGTTAAGCGCGGTATTGGTTATAAGACAACACCATCAAAGCCTAACCGCAGAGGCTTTACGGCGTTAGCGCAGATTCGTAACCTTTCAGCAGCAGGTGCTATTTATGAAACAGCAGGGCGTTTAGCCCCAGGCACAGAGCCATCATCACGCCCTAACTTTGCACAAGCAATGGGGCCACTAACTGGTTCAGGTAAAGATCGTGGTCGTTTAATTTATAAGGCTTGGGAAAATGACAAGGGCAACGCTACAAAGGCTGTTGTAAGAGCCATTGAGAATGCAGGTAAAAAGTTTAATGCAACAGTAGGGAAGCGATAATGGCTGGTCCAGTAATTGATATTGCCGCCCAGTTTACCGGCAATAAAGCATTCAAGCAGGCAGAAACAGCAACACAAAAGCTTGAGAAGTCTGTAGGTAAGTTAGGCAAGCAACTACTTGGAGTCTTTGCTGCTTCTAAAGTTTTGGCATTTGGTAAGAATGCGGCTAAAGCATTTGCAGCTGATGAAAAGGCTGCACGATCTCTTTCTTTAGCTTTAGCAAACACAGGCAATGCCTTTGCTTCCATCGAGGTTGAAAAGTTTATTGCAGACTTACAACGCGCTACAGGTGTCCTCGATGACAATTTGAGG